GTTATATAGTGTCTTTGATTGTCTCAAGTCCTTTCTCAATCCTTTTAATTCAGCCTCCATTGTTTTAGAGTTAAGAGTGGCATTGACATTAACACCCATCTCTTTAGATTTAGAGCCTAACATATAGTTCATTAATGCTGGTCTAACATACCTTTCATTGATTAGCCTCTTAAATGCCTCTGAGGATTGATTTAATGCATTCAATTCTCTACGATGGGCAGATGTTTGTTTTCTGTTAACAATGTACTCACCTTCCTCTGCTTCTATGATTGTACCTCCTTGACTATGTCTCTTACCACCAACTACTCCACCCTTCTCAAATTTAGGTATTGGTTGACTGGCAATGGCTGCTATCTGAATTGCACCCGCTGCTGCAATTAAAGCCACTAAAAACGGGTTAGCTACATTAGCAGCAATTTGTTGAGCCACTTGTATAGTTGCTTGAAAGAGTGCAAGTGCCTTATCATTTTGTGCTTGTTTGGTTTTTTCCTTTGCTATAGCTGCTTGAGTTCTTTTTTCAAGTGCTGCCCTTTCTTTAATCTTATCACGTTCTAAACCACTACCATCATTGATAGCTTGTAATTCTGTTTCACTTGCAGCAGTTATATCTGCTACCCTTTGCTCACTTGCTTGTTTACTCAAGTCATTAATACCTGAAAATACACTAACTACTGCATTAGCATATTCAAATGCTTTATCAATTCTTGCATCTTGCTCTGCATTCAACTTAGCAGTAGTATCTGCATTAATCTTTAAGACTGCTGCATTATACTCTTCTTCACTCATCAACTTCTTATTAAGTGAGTTGATAGACTTTTGTCCTTCATCTTCAATCAACTTAACTCGCTGGTCATAGGTTGATGTACCTAATGTTACTGCTGCTTGTGCTTCTGCATTAGCTATGTCAATACGTTTGTTAGCCTCTACTACTTTAGCTTGAGTGATATCAGCATCAGTCTTAGCTATGATAGTCTTTCTATCTGCTTCTTTTTGCTCAAGTGACTTATTAGATAACTCATTTGCTTTTAACTCAGATTCACCCCTTGCACGTATCAATGATAGTTCATCTTCAAGGGTGGTAACACCTAACATCTTCTGTAGTTCAAATGCTTGAACTCTTAATGTGTATTGTTCTTGAATGCCTTTATTCTTAATGTCAGTAACTTTCTTTTCATGGTTGGCAGTTAGTAACTCAAGGTCAGCATTAGATGCCTTATTTGCATCAATGAGTGCTTGTAGCTTATTCTTTTCAATCGTGAATGTTTTATCTGCTATCTGAATCTCTTCTTCAATGGTTGCAGTACCAGCTACCCTTTTTGCCTCAAGTATCTTAACTTCATCTTCAATTGCTTTGTTAGTTGCATCAAGTCTAATCTGTGCAACACTCTCTGCTAATTGGGCATCAATGAGTGCAATGGTTGATGCTCTTAACTTTGCATTCTCAATACTTGACTTAGCATTAGCCTTATCTATCTCTGCTTGTTTGTTAGCTTGGTCAATCTTATTCTGAGTTGATTCACCATCTACTATCTCCAATCTCTTTAATCCATTTAACTCTGACTTCAACCTATCTTCAATCAACTTATCATTGATGTCTTTAAGTTCTTTAGCTTTATCTTTCGCTGCTTCTGTATCAATGATATTAACAGATGCTTGAGTTGTTTCAGATGCAGATGTTTTTAAGTCTTTAATCCTAACATTGGTATCTGCTAATGCTTTGATGGTTGCATCTTTCTGAGTTAACAATGCTTTGATTTGACCTTGTGCAGCTAATGTTGCTGCAACTGCACCATCATTATATTGACCTTTTAACTCTTCAATAATTAATTTTTGGTCGTACAACTTGCTATTAATCTCATTTTGTTCTTTAAGTAATTTTTGTTTGTTAGCTATCTCAGGTAATAATGATTGTTTAGTCTCTTCTTTATTATCTCTAATAAGTTTTCTTTTATCTGCTTCTGCTTGTGTTATCTTACCAGTAGCAACAAGTAACCTATCATCAATGTCTTGTCTTTCTTGTGCTTGTTTCTTTAATGTATCAGTAGTCTTCTTACTTAGTTCATCTTGCTCTTTAATCAAGTCATTGAATCGTTTAGTAGCTTCTGAGTTAGATTTATAAATTGAATACAAAGCACCTAATGCTATTACAAGTAAACCAATACCAGTACCAGCTATAGCAATCTTTAACAAGTCAAGACTTTTCTTAGTAGCTAATGTAGCCACCGCTGCACCTTCTTCTGCCGTTGCTAAAGTTCCAACTGCACCAGCAGCAGCAGTAGTAGTTACAATCTTATCTTTCATAAAGATATTCTGCAATGCTATCTTAGTCGCACCTTGACCAGTTACCAAGTTTGCTATCTCTTGCAACCCAGTCAACAAGGCTAATGCACCTTGTGTACGTGCAATAGTTTTATTAAGGTCTTCACTATCTACACCAAATGCAGCAGCAGCACCTTGAGCAACTGCGAAACCAGCAGCAAGACCTTTGACCGCACCCACCGCTGCATCGAATTTAAAAGTATCAGATGCTAATACCTTAACCCTTTCTTGTGTATCACCTATTTGGTCTTGTAACTTACCAGCCTCAATTGATAGTTTCTGAAATGCTGCACTACCATCTTGACCAGCAGTCTCAAGTGCTGCTAACTCTTCTTTTAATTCTCTTAGTCTACCTTTAAGTGATTGTGTTTTTTTACTTGTTGAATCAGTACCACTACCAGTATTTGTTAATGTTTGTTGGTACTTGGCTAATGCTTCTTTTGCTTGTAATGTTTGTGCTGCATTCTGTTTGATTTGACCACCTAATGTAGCAGCAGCCTTACCAAACTTTATTGACTCACCAGTTAGCTTAGTTAGTGCATCACGATTCTTATTGATGTTAGCTATGTTACTATTCAATGCCTTGCTAACTTCTTGTGAACTGAATGCAGCAGCCATTGACTTACCCATTGACTTATATGCATCAGCACCTTCTTTAGCAGCAGCCTCTGCACTATCTCCTATCTGCTTGTTAGCATTGATAATAGTATCTGTTACTGCTTTGAGTGATGCTGCTTGAGCCTCGTATTCAATAATAACTTTAGCCACGATTTTGAGTCTTTATGAATTGCTCAAATTTAGTTAAAAATAAATCAACATCACTATTCATTAGTTGATTGTATGCAACTACATCACCCTCAACAATTGTCATTACTTGAGTTTTAATTCTCGTGGTCGCTTCACTCGCTCTGTATCGTGGTGAGAATCTAAGTGGGTCAATGCTTTGATTAGGTTGCGTTGTTGCTCCACGTTGTATTCCCATAATTTCTGCATATCTTCGGCTGACATAGACATTAAGGGTATTAGCGGCTCTATAGCCACTCGTGTAAAAAAATCGTGTACACCTCCATTGCACATCTTTTCAAATACTTCAAGTTTCTCTTTGTGAATATCACCATTGATGATGGTAGGGTCTTCATCATCTCTTATTAACCAAGTGGCTGCAATGTTAAGTAGTAGGTCACGATGGATGATAGTATCTTGACGTTCACGTATGATGTGAATATAGGTAGCAACCAATGCTGCATTCTTAGGATTGGATAGTCCAGCACTCAATGCTTTCTCCATTGCTTCCAGTATCATATCCATCTCACTACCACTTATACCTGAACTAAGACGTTCAAGTAATGCCATAGACATACTGAACCTTTCAAGTGGCATATTAGTCTCTTTAGGAAATCTTAGGTAGTTATAACCATCCTGAGTAAAGACCTTAACTAAGTTGTAACTTGATTGTTTAGTTGACCATCTATTGTATTGATGCCACCACTTGCGAGGCATTAATTTTCTGAATAACTTCATCTATTGTGTTATTGCTAACCAACCTATCTAAGTTGGTTAATGTTAGTATTGTAGTACCTTGATTCTCTATGACCATCATAATAGCATTGACATTGACCAAGACCTTGCAGTCTCCTAAGTCAATTGCAGATAGTTCTTGTAACTCTTCATCTTCAATGTTCTTGTTGTATTCAATCAGGGTTGATTGTAAGATGATAAAGTTAGCCATAGGTCACCAGTATTGATGTGGGCATTGTGCATCCTCAACCCTTGTCTTTGCTGGGAGAAAACATCCACAAGCATTGCATAGATTCAATCTCTTATACCTATGTTGGCAGTTATTACAGATAGCAGTTCTTTCGCTGCTTAGTTTCTTATTCTTAGAACTTGCAGTCAGGTAGTAGTACCACCCTTTGATTATAGCGTATAGTTTGCTCATAGTGTTAGATTAACTATTGATGGTTCAGTATCACTTACCGCAATACTAAAGTCAATGCAAGTATAGGTATCAACACCTATAGTTATATCTTGACGTACTCCATTAGGTGTATCAGTTGTTATCCACAAGGTATAGCCTTGTAGTGGGTCAATCAACACACCTTCAATGGTAATGTTACCGAACTCATCACTAACTGCTACAAAGGTCTGAATGCGACCAGTAGCCTTATACTGAATGCAGACAAGGTAAGAGGTATCAGGTTCAGCAACACCAAAGGTGAGACCAGTAGCACAAACGTCTACATAGCTTCCTGAATCGTAACATGGTGAACAAATGCTCATAGGTATCTTTTTAATATTGCGTTTACAAAATAACGAAAACAATCTAAGAAATCGGCACGTTCAGATAAATTCTTTCTATTTGATTTGATGATACCACCATCAGCATTGCATTGTACTTGTTTGGCATCATAGACCAATCCTTTACACTTAACTGAGTTAACTCTTATGTCAAGTCGTGTTAATGCGTTATTGCAGTCTATTCGACTATTGTAGTGGGTAGGGTTAGCTGGTATGATTATCTGACTATCTGCAAGGTGTAACCTACGTTTGATTTGGGTATAGGCTGAACTATTATCACGTTGTTGAATGCTTCTACCACTACCCATTGCATCTCCAGTTATTCTTAGCAGTCCTCTTGGTATGTTCAGTCCTTCAACATAATCACAGAAGGCATCAATGCTACCTTTGTCAATGTTTATTTCACCAATGACTGAACACCCCTTAGTGGTATGTTGCTGAATGATTAATGCTGATAGTGGGTTGATATTGAAATCGACTGAGATGAATACTGGTAGGTTAGGGTTAAGACTTAGTGAATCGTCTATGTGTCTATCATCATCCCAAGCATAAAGGAATGGGTTTGACACATCATCCATTACATCCCAGTCACCTTCTACAAATCGTGCATATTGAATTGGTGGTAACTCTTTAAGTGACTCTAAGTATTCTTGACTAATGTATGGGTTATCTGTTATACGTGAGTTGATGTATGACCATTTCTCAGGTAATGTATTACTTCTCCATCTCTCATAGATTACTGACTTAACCCAGTTGTTAGCTGGGTTGCAAGTAGCCAAACAAACTATGGGTGGTTGACCTATTGCTTTGTTCCAACTACCTATACGTTCTTGAACCTTGTAGAAGGTTGCTTCTTGTAGTTCATTAACTTCATCAAGACCAGCACCATTAATCTCTAACCCTCTGAACCTATTCAAGTCTTTATCATCATCGAATGATTCAGCCATAAAGATTAGTACACTACCATTGGTGAACGTAACTACATTGGTCTCACGATTCCATGAACTAATGTATTCACTCAACCCATCATTGATGATAGAACTAAATGATGGAAATGTAGTCCGCTTTAAGTCGGGTAGTGTCTTACGAATGATTACCCATCTTGACTTAGGGTAGAGTAAACAAAGTGATGAAAGTGTTAATAGTAACCAGTAGGTCTTACCACCTCTAATTGCACCACCAAATACTATTACTTTCTTAACACCATTAACTGCTAAGTCGTATGCAGTTGTTTGACGTTTGGTTAGTTTGAAACTCATTCATCTTTATCTCCCTCAGTCCTTATGATAATCAATGGCTCAGTAGTGTACATTGTGCTTTCTCCATTGTTTGCCCATAGCTTACGCTGTCTATTAGCTAACCAATGTTTTGCCGCTGGTGTATCAGGTGGTAGTTCTTTTCTCAGTTGTACTATCTGACCATCTTTAGTCAATGCCTCTTCAATGATGGTTAAACCTAATGCACGTTTGTACATTGCCTTTGCCACCTTACCATCAGCATTCTCTTTCCCTTGCGTTAACGACTCGGAAAATTTAGGATAGACTTTCTTCCATTCATTGAATGTATCTTGATTTATACCAATGATTGTAGCCATTTGTGTATCTGTTAAGCCAAGCAATGACATCTCAAATACTTGGTCATTAAATGCCTCTTTGTACTTGGTAGGTCTTCCAGCCTTGTTAGGTTCGTCTTGTGCTTCCATACTACGAAATTACAAAAGAATTTAGTTTATCAAGTGATATGAATTTCTGTAACTCAAACCCTTGAGTCTTAAAGTTCATTGTGGTGCAATGTTCTATCAGATAGTCCTTAGTTACTAACCAGCTATTTTGTTCGTCTACTATCTGTACTTTGTCAAATGCCTTACCATTTTCGATTAGGTAGTAGTTGATGCCATAAGAGTTATTGACTCTCATAAGATGCTTTGACCTTGACCTAACTAATCTTAATGTTCTTGTAGCTTTATCTATTTGACCTATGGCTCTCTTCTTACCATCTGTGAGTAATAGTGATAGGTTAATGACCGCATCGTTATGTGTGGCAATTAATCTATTACCACTACCATCTTCTATTGTGTGAGTCTTGTTCATAGGTATTAAAGTTGGTAGGTGTCAATTCGTTTCTTAACCATATCAATAAACTTATCCATCATAGCTGCATAGTAACTATTGAAGTCATTGTATCCTTCAGGGTTGCGTTCAAATAGAACATATAGGCATGACCTCAACCTTTGACTGGGTGTCTTAGAACCCATCTCCTCTGCATCTATCTTGATTGACTTGAGTAACTCTTCATCATTGTAATTGAATGCTTCTCCCTTGAATGCCATTACACCTACACCCGATGTCCATTGGTTGAATAACTCTGCTGCTTTCGCTGGTGATAGTTCTTGTGTACCTATCACTACCTTGAGAGTCTTATCTCGTCTTGTGGCTACTGATTCAATTGCACAAGGTATAAGTAGTAAGTTATTGTCCATAGGTTGAGGTGTAGTATTGTTCGGCAGTTTCGTCAGTATCCCTTTTACCCGCTGAATAACCAATGTTGTTGGCATCAATTATCTGCTGCTTTTCAATTGCTTTGGCTTGGTCAAAATGCTCATTAGTAATTACAGACCATTTTCGCTGTTCTTCCAACCACTCAACTGCTGTTTGTTTGTTCTTATCCATAAAACTGAATATAATGATTTAATGAACCAGTAGATGAATAGCCATAGTTTTCATTATCTTCTTGACCCATCTCATAAGCACCCATCACTTCCATTTTATGTTGAGACTTTAACTCTTCATAACTTGATGTGAGCCATAGATTAAAATCATCTATGTTTAGTTCATTTTGTTTCTCAAAGATTAGTTCAATGCTTGATTGTTCAGCAGCCATAATGTTCAGATTTAGTTGGTTTACTTGATTTATATTCATTACTCACCTTATCAAGGTATTCTTTGACCATTGCCTTGATTAATGCCTTATGCGAAGTTGGTATTCTAAATGTGATATTGAT